GCGAATCAAAATTACCGCTTGTATCATCAAAGTCTGTAACAGTATCAAGTGTCAGTATTACATCGCCTGATTCGTCAATTTTTACAGCCAATGGTAATGATGTATCCATTTGATCTTGTGCTGTGAAAACGTCTGGTGTTTCAGTAAATGTAGATATTTGTTTGTATGCTTGTATATCAGAAATGTTTGTAGATACGATTGAAGCCTCAGCAGATGTGTTTGAATTTTTGTCAACAGCTTTTATTAAATAGGAACCGGTTCTTGCTGGAACTATGGCAAAATCACATTTTCTACGCGTACATCTAACAAGGTTTGTTGAATTTAACCATTGTGCACCAGATGTTGTGTTTTGATATCGTATTTCGTAAAATGAAATATCTAAATCAGATTGTTTACTTGGTGGAGTCCATGTTAGTTTCATGTGATCTTGTCCATGCATTTCAACAGCAAAATCTTCAACATTACTAGGAACTTCAACTCCACCGACTATTGTTCTTGTTGCAGATGTATACGCAGAAGCAACACCGAGAGTGTTTACTGCACGCGCTCTCACATTATAAATTGCACCATCGACAACATTAAGCATTTCATAATTCAATTGTATTCCACGACCAATAACTTTAAAATTTGTTTCAGTAGATTTTTTAGCTTCTACTTGGTATTCTCTAACAAACTGATCTGTTGATGCACCAACTAAAACATTTAATCTGGTAATAACAATTCCGTCTGCATACTCGACTAATTCATCTGATAATGTCAAAGAGGCTGGCGCAGAAATAACATTTGGGTTTGCCAATGTTGTATCTGGTATAGTTGCAACTGCAGATTGTGTTGCAAATGTGTAAAAATTATCCTGATGTTCAACAAGATTTAAGTTTACTGTTTGATCTTTATTTAATGTAATACCTACAACTCTAAATGCTTTGGCAGAAAAGCCAGGTGTTGCATGTGTAACTGAAACAATATCACCAACAATCAAATTCATAGCTTCACCTGTTGCTTTTAAAGAAACACGCAAACCATTACGAGATCGTCTTAAAATTATTTCTGCATGTTCTTGTGCTTGATGAAAACTTGTTAGCGATTGTAAACTAAATCTACCTTCTAAAAGTTCACCACCGTCTGCAGTTTTCATAGTTGCATGTTGATCTGCAGAGGCAAGCGAACTGTCATCATTTGGAGGAAATGAAGCTGTGTTATTTCTAAAACCCAAATCAACATCTGGGAAATCAATCAAAACTCTATTGTATTTTGTTTTTTTATCTTCCGATTGAACTTGAATGCCGCCTAAAATATCTTTTTCAGTAAGTGTAAGAATACTTGAACCTGTACTTTCAATAACCAATCTGTATTTACCACCGGCATAAGAAAGTAAACCACGACAACCAAGTAAAAGTTCTCTAATATTATTTAAAACTTTTGCCCTTGTGTCTAAAACAATATTTGTATCAAGTAAATTTATCTGTGTGCCTGTTGAATTATCAATCGGATCAGTAACATTTGAACCTGTTGGTGTTATGTTTGTATCAGCAACTTGTGAGGCTGTATAAAAACTAGGTATATCTATATTTGCTATGGGAACACCTTTACCAAATCGTGTATTTTTTAAATAATCTAATAAAACAAATGCTGGGTTGGCTGAATATTGATCTGTGCTTTCACTACTAGAACTATTAAATGTACTTATTTTGCGCCCTTGAATAAGAGATGTTATTGTTGGAACTCTTGAAAATACATCTGGGTTAAATCTTAATTCAATCGCAAGATAACCAACACCTCGTAATCTGTGGTTTGAAGTCCAATCCGATAATGCATTATCTAATAATGTGGAAGCTACTTGATCATCATCGCCATCAAAAAATTGCATTTTAATATGTGATTGTGTTGTTGTTGTGCCATCGTCATTTTGTTTATCAGCAAATTTGCCATAATATAATGTTTGATCTGTAAAACTACTTGGTGATGTAGCACCAGAACTATCACTGGTATTAAAATCTGTTACCTCAACATCATCTAAAAAAATTTTTTTACATGCATTTAATTTACCTTCGCCAAGAACAAGAGCAATATATAAAAATTCATTATTTGAACTTGTTTGAACAAAAACCAAAGTACCACCAACTTTACGCATTCCATAAATAAGTGGTATTCCCAAAGAACTTGATTGTTTGTTTACTAAAATGCCATCTGTTCGTGCAGTCGGATCATTAAAACCTCGGTCAAAATCAGGTATGTCTGGTATTGGAATAACCCAACTAACAATATCTTCAACAATATCAACTATTCCGCTTATAACATCATCGACAATATCAATGACATCACCAACAATAGGTATATCGCCGACATCATCACACATTATTGTACCTCCAGTTTTTTCCTGTCTCTGTAAAACCTATTTTTTTTAAAATCGGATCAAGTTTAAATTCAGTTGTTATTGATAAATTTATCGGATCATCTTTTGCAATCTTTTTTACACCATTAATTAAATTTCTAAAAATAGTAAAATTTCTGTGTTCAGGTAAAACATAAATCCATTGAATATTGTATAACGGATTATCGCTATACCAAAAAACTGTTTTGAAAAAACCAACAGAACCAATTATTTTATCATCTTTACTACAACAAATTATTTTACCTTTTTCTACAATCTTATCTAATAAAGCAAAAATTTTTTCTTCAGAAAGATTTGGTAAATTTTGACCTCTTAATTCTCTTTTAAATTTTTTACCTAATTCAAAAAGTTCGTCTAAGTCTTTTTCATTTGCTTGAAAAAATTTATAACTATCCACTATTACCCCACTTTAAATCTTTTATAATCTGATCGGCAAATTCAAAACCTTTATCGCCACTAAAAAATCTTTGTTGTGTTGAATTATTTGTAATTCTTCCATTGATTTGAGAGGCATTTGCAAAATAACTTTCAATATCTAATTTTAATGTTGCTGTTGTAGTGCTGTCAACGATTTGAAATGAGTTTATAAAACCGTGATATATTAGAAACGGATCAGCAATAATTGCATTTGAACTATCTAAAAATGCTCTAAATATTTTTACTTCATCATGTATTACATTATTATTTAAAACCAAACTTATGTAAGTTTGATCAACACCTGTTATCGTAAGATTTATACGAGATATGTTTACGCCTTGACTTTCATTTACAGTTGTTACATCTAGTAAAACACCAGATGATAAATATGTTGTAGAACTGCCAGAAATACTTGAAGTTAAATCAAAACTATTTTCGGTAAAAGCTAAATTTGTAGAGCCAAGTGTTAAATTTACTAGGTGTACTGCATTTATATTTTTAGTTGCAAGTTCATTTACGACTGCTGTTGTCAATCCCCTTGACATTATATTGCCTCAACAACATCAAGTTCATAATTAAATAAAAGTTCACCATCTTTGTTATTTGAATTACTTGCGAATTCCTGCATATCGTTTGTCAATCTCACAGTTATTGGAACACTATCAAATGTTATTGCAGAGCCACTTATTGTTTCTTTTAAAGGTGGTTCTATTGTTAATGTTCCAGAAGATATGTCAGAGTTATCTGTAACGACCATATAAATTTTATTATGACTTGCAAATTTAATCAAATCACCAGCCAACAAACTTCCAGATCTTGTGCCACCAAGTGTTATAGAAGTTGCACCAGCACTAGCTGTACCTGTTGGTGATCCTGCAACAGAACCTTTTGCACTGCCTATGTATTCTGGTAATGTAATTGTAAAAGTTTCTTTGCGTGATCTTTGTTTCATAATAAACGCAATCAATGGGTTTATTTGTGTTCTTGATTTTAAAGGAAATGAAAGTGTTAAAGAAAATTTTTGTCCGTCAACCTGTCTTGTAAATTGTGTACCGTCATCAGCTTGCGAAACTAAAGTTTTTTGATTTGATTTAAAATTTAAAGCTTTAAATTCTGTTAATGGTAAAGACCCACTCATACTAGTACAGGCCTTCCTTTATCAGTTACAGCTTGATTTATTAAATTCACAATTGTTCCTCTTTCATTGGTTAATAATGCTCTAAATCCTCTAGTGTCAACTGCATTTATTGTAAAATTAACATTAACAACACCACCCATGCCCATTTTATCATTTGGTATTATGTTGCCAGATTGATTTGGTACAAACATCTCTGGACCTTTTTCACCAACTATAAATGGTTTGCCTTGAGATACAGGACCACCTTTTTCTCTAAAACTTGTTGCCTTTATTTGCGCAACTAATGCTAAACCTTTTGCAACTGTAGCCGCGGCCGCGATTGCACCAAAAGGAAAACCACCAAATCTTTTAAATGCCTCTGCTGCAGCTGTGTATGTATTTACAGTTGCCTCTGCAATTCTGACTGCTTTAAATGCACGAAATGCAGTTTTATTCATACCAGATAATATTTCAAGTGCTGCTCTAGACTCTGAAATTGTATGGTCTTGCGCTTCTTTTCTTATACGTGCTTTCTGTTCTTCAAGTGCTTTTTCACCTTCAATTCTTGATCTTGCATATTCCTCGTGTATCTTTTTCATGTGTTGAAAATGTGCTATTTCTGCATTTATTTCATTGATCTTTGTTGTGTTATATATTTTTTCTCTTTCAGCCTGTTGATCGTGAAATATTTTTATTGAGTCAATTTTATTTTTATCAAGAATAGCTTTTATTTCTGCAGCTTTTTTTTCTTCTTCTGCAATTTCTTTTTTTAATCCATCAATAGTTTCTTTTAAGAAATCTAAATTACCATCACTTTTTGCATCATTATTTTCATTAACAGCCTCTGTTTCTGCTTTCAATGCTTTTGCTATTTTCATTATTTGATCTTCGTAAACAGGGTATGCGTCTTTGAAAATCTCGTCGTTTGCTATTTTAAATTCTTTTATTTTATTTTTTGTATCTTCAATAATGTCTCTTTGTTCTTTTATTTGATCTGCAAATTCTTGTATCTTTGTATCCTCTCCATACTGATCAATTAATAATTTTAATTGTGCTTCTGCTAAACCAAGTTGATTTTTATAATGTTCTAACTGTTCGTTATTAAATGCAATAGCCTCACTTGCAGTATCAAAATCACTTGGTAATTTTCCTAACCTTTCAAGTATTTTATCAAATTGTGAAATTACAATTGCCGCTCCAGCAATAAATAAATTTCTTTTTATAGTTGCATTGAATAACAACATAGCAGAATTTGCTTTTAAAATCCCACCAGCCAATCCAATAAATACAGAGGCAATCTTAAATGAAATAAGTAATTTTATTGACTCAATTAATAAATTAAAATTATCTTTTAAAAAAATTATTGTGTCTGCACCAATCTTAACAGCTTGTGCCAAACCTTGACCAAGGGAAACAGCTATCTCGTCTAATGTTTTTGAATTTTCTGCCAAGAATGTATCTAAATCTTTAAATTGTTTTTTTAATTCTGGGAAAAAACCTGCTTCTAAAATTGTCTTTTTAAAACTAAAAAATTTATCGCCAATCATTGAGAGTGTACCCTCGAATGTATTTGCTAATTCATCTGTTGCTTGACCAAATCGACCACCAGAGCCAAATACTTTTTCAAATGCTTCAACAGTTTCTTCTATTGATACAGTTGCACCGGCTTTGAAACCAAGCATGTTTCTTACACCTTTTTCTCTAAATAAATCTGCCGCGCCTATTCCTGCACTAAATGATCTTTGTATTTGTTCCGATGCAGTTCTAAAATCAAGTCCTGTAACAGCTGCAACATTACCTGTAATTTCAAGCATGTTTTGTAGATCATCTGCATTATCTGTTACTGTTGCAAGAATACCAGAACCGGCTTGTATTTCTTCTAGTGAAAATGGTACACGAGAAGCAAACTTGACCATATTATCAAATGCCTTTGCACCTTCATTTGTGTCTTTTAATAAAAATTTTAATCTTGTTTGTAAATTTTCAAGTTCTTTACCTGTATTGACTAAGTTTCTAATTACAAGACCAGCACCTAAACCAGCTAATGCATTACGAACATTAAATACTGATTGTTTTACCCTATCAAGACTACCTCTAACTTTATTAAGGGCTTGTTGCGATTTATCTTTTGCAACAATATCAATATTTACTCTTTTAGTTGCCATTATTTATTAAGCCTTCTTTGTTGTTCTGCCTTTTCATGTTGTAATTGAAAATAAGCAAGCCACATATTAAACTCTTGAACAGGCATTTGCAATATGTCTCTTACGGACATGTGTAATCGTTCACCTAATGCAAGAACATTAAAAGTGTCAGGATCAGAAACTATTTTTTTTTAAGGTCGGAAATTGTATCAGAAGCCAATATCTGTGTAGACACTCTTGAAATGATGTCAGTATCGGCTTTGATCATAAACTTTGGTTTATGCGAAAGGTCAAACATTTTGTTACCTTCTTGATCTTCAGCTTTGGCAATAATTATATCTACCAACACATTCAAATCTGAATCGTTTGCTCCTTTAAATAATCTGGCTTTTTCCTTCATGGTAAAAGGTTTGACATAAATTGCTTTATCACCCTCTAAACCCCACTCAGGGACTTCAATTATTTTTAC